ACTGCATCCCATGCAATTGCTGGCCGCGGTAAAACCTCACGTGCATACGTGAGTCATTGCCGTAGGTGACGCGCCCGGTATCAAAGTTGATGGCACTCGGTTGTGCGAAAACGGTATCTGACATGAGACCCCCTTGGGGAATGTAGGGGCAGCGCGATGGCTGCCCCTAGCGTTAGTCGAGAACAGTGATCGTCGGATTGTTGAGGAAGATCGGGGCCGTATTGGATGCCGCCGTGGACAATCCGACGCCAGGTCCAACCGCCGCAGTCGTGCCCGCGCTTACCGTGGAGCCCACCCGCCCCGCTGTCGCGGTGGTGCGAAGTGCCACGTTCGCGGCGGTCCCGGTCGTGACATTGGCGGCTGCGAGATAGCCTTCCACGCACATCCAGAAGTATTGATCGACCGTGGCAGAGGCTCCCGCCACCCCGCAGCGCGCCCCGAAGTTTGCGCGGCCCAGAGTATTGGTGAGGGCCTGTGCGACGTGTGCCGCGGAGTCCGTGACGATCACGAAGTCATTCGCCGTGACCGTTCCTCCCGCCTTCACAAACATCCATTTCGTGCCGTCAGAACCGAATTCGATGGTTCCCGGCGCCCACGGCGGCGACGGTTGCTCGAGGCCAGACGTGGAGGAGACGGTAGTCGCAGCGGGATACGACGAACCGAATTTGACGCCCAACTGAGGGTTTGTGGTGTATGCCATTGTGGTCTGTCCTTACGCGGTCAGCACGCCCTGAAGGCGGCAGTTGGAGATCGTCATGTTACCGGCCCAGCCGATAATCTTGACCATGGCGTCCTGGTTCATCGAGAACCGGTCCGGTTCAAGAGGGATCATGTTGCGGCGAGAGTGCGGGCGGAAATAGATGTAGTTCGTATTGAGGAAATACATCGTATTCGCCGGAGCACCACCCGCGGGGATGCCATAGTTGGCGGCGTCGGTGCTGTAGCCCTGGAAGCCGCCATCGAGCACCACGGAGATGCTGCGACCGGACGCATTGTATTCGAGCGAGGAAAAGCCCAGACTGGCGTTCTCGCTGGACGTGACGCGCTGGATCGCCTGCATGCTCTCCAGGAAGTAGCGGTACATGTTGTTGTCCGCCACAATCAGGTCAGGACCGTCACTACCCCTCACCAACTGCACGATGACGCGGTTCATGTAGGTCTGAATGTTCGACGACGTGGCAGCTGCGCCGCCGTCGGTCAGAGCGGAGTATTTGATGTTCCTCCAGAACTCGTAGGACGCACGGTCAATGCCTCCCACGACGCCGGCGGTCGGCGTGGTGGAAACCAAGGCTTGCAGGCCGCTGATCTGCGCTGGAAGGGTCCCATCGGAATACACGTCATACGATATGGCATTCATCATGGTCTTCTCAGCGTTCTCGATCCGCTTCACCAGCAGGTCGATCATGCGTTCCTTGCCAGAGTTTTGGATCTCTTCAAGGCCGCTGATGCTGACCGCAACCGCCGCCTGACGGATCGGGAACTCCGCAGACGTCATGACGTCCGACGGGGTGATATTCAGAGCCTGATACCCGGAATACCGCATGAAGGTGCTATTCATCCCATACTCGACTTCTTCGAGGATGGTACGGCCCCCCTCGAACGGACGCGCCTTGCCCCTGGCGTTCAGCCGGTTGAGCAGGGCGTTGTTGCGAAGGACGTTGTCAGCCAGACGGCCGCTGCGCGCGCGCAGGGTCGTGGTGGCGATTTCGGAGAGATTCGGGGAAGGCATGGTTTACTTTCCTGTCATCGGGCTTCGAGGGCCGCGATTGCGTTTATGACATCCGACATGACCGACCCATCCCCCTTCGGCACGACATACCCGGTCGAAACCGGTGGGCTCGTGCGCGGTCCGGGCGGCGACTTTCTCGCGGCTTCCGCACGCGCCTTGGCTTCGGCCCTCTGCCTGGCCTCCGCCGCCGCGCGTTCCTCGGCCTGGATCTTCTCCCAGACCTCCGGAACGATGCGGATCGCCTTTTCATAGGCGCCCTCGAAATCGCCGTCGGGCACGATTCCCGCCGCCATCAGCTTGCCCATCTGGACCCTGACGGCCGAAAAATGCGGGAACTTGGGGTTGTTTTCATACCACGCGATCCTGGCAGCGATTTGTTCCTGTTCTCGCTGCGCGAGGAGCCGCTCCAAGCGCTCGACGCGCTGAAGAGCCGCATCGGTTTGCGATGTAGGCGGTGGCATGTTCGTCTGGGCCGGTTGGCCGGTAAGTTGCTCAAGGCTGATGTTGTGCTGCCGCATCAATTCGAGGATCGTGGGCAAGGGTGCCCTGCGCAGTTCGTTCGCAACGGTCGCCCACATGCGAACAGCATCTACGTCAGTAAACCCCTGCGCCCGATACGCTGAAGCGAAGGGCGCGAGCGCCTCTTGGATCGCATCCAAGTCCTTGAGCCTTGCCGCCCTCTCCTGGAAGCCTCTTTCAACTTCTGCCTCACGCCGCAGGATGATTTCCTGGACTTCGCGTGGGGCTTTGGCGAAATGCTCCGCGTCGGAGGCCGACCACGCTTTCGGTGGAGCGATGGCCGGGGTCTCCGGTTCCTCCACGGTGGGCGCGGGCTGGTCGGCATCATCTTGTTCGATCTCGGTATCGCCAGGATCGGCGTTCTTCGAGACAAAGCGTCCTTTTTCATCCCGTGCCGGGCCTTCGGCAGCGGTTTCAGCGGCGGTGATCTCCTCGGCGGTCTGTCCTTCGCTCGCGCGCCGGACGATTTCCGCCAGGGTCATTTCCTGCGCGCCGCCGGCATCTTCCTGCGGCAGGTCGGACGTGTGTTCGATCGTCTCTGACATAATCACTCCAGAATCCTGGTTTCTATCCGCACGCCGTCCAGTTCACCAGCGTGCTCGGCCGGCTCCGGCCGATATCCCTGTTCCAGCTTCTCGATCGCCTCGCGCACGTCCTCCGCCACGCCAACCGGCACATATTCGGGCCGGGACATGGGCACGTCGTTGCCGAGCTCGATCATTCCGTGCTCTTTCGTGACGCGCCGGAATGCGCTCTTGCTGTCATACAGCTTCCCATCCGCCGGATGGACCAGCGCCGGCATCGCGTCGCGGATGATCGCCGGGAACCGCCTGGGCATGGCGACATGGCAAACCTCAACCAATTCGCCATCGAGGATGATGTATTTGGCCATGTCAGATCAGCAGCAAGACAGTTTCGTCATCATCTTCCATCTCCCGCTCTCGTGCGGCGGTTCTGGCATTCTCCATGGCCACGCGGAGTTCGGATACGGCATAATACAACTCTCCCCAGTCCCTGATCGACATGATATTTTCGACGCTCGGACGCGCTTCACCGAGGACCTCGATCACATCCGAGGCGGTCTCCTCGACCAGGCGATCGTCCATTTCAGCGGCGTCGGAGAGGGCCGCAAGCACCTCTTCCCGTATCTGTCGCGCCTCTTCCCGCGTGGCGCGGCGCCGTTTCTCTGCAAGCCGAGCCAATACTCGCGCCCGGCGGCGGTATTCCAACCACCCGTCGTGCGTGTCGAGGAAGTCAATGCCAGTGATAACGACATTCGGATTGATGACAGTGCCGAGAACGACGGTCGGACCAGGAACTACCGAGACCGAGCCGAGAATGACTGTCGGATCAACGACATAGCCGGCGGCGGTAGCAGCGTCGGGCACAATGGAACCGGAGCCGACTACGACGGTCGGATCAACAACCGAGCCGACCGCGGCGGCGGCGGCTGGAACAATCGCCAGCGACCCAAGGACGACGATCGGATCGACGACAGAACCGACTACCGAGGTAACGTCGGGAGAGACCGAAACCGACCCGAGAACGACGGTCGGCCCGGTAACGTCTCCGACGGCGCTGGCGGCGCCCGGAACGACAGTCGTGCCGCCACCCCTGCGGCTTACAAGCCCATATGGCCCCGAGATGCCATACGGCCACATGCCGCCGCTGGTCATTCCCTACCGCCCCCGCCGCCGTCTATCGCGATCTGCACAATGTCATCAACCGATGCCGCCTTATCAGCCGCATCGCGCTTCATCGCCTCTTCGGCGAACGCCCCGGCGACATGCGCGGCGAACGCCTTGAAGAGTGGGATGACGTCCGCTCCTCGAATCGGCACGAAAACACCTTCTGCCGTCTTCCATAGCGTCGGATCGGGGAATATCCCGTTTTGAACGGCGAGCACCGCAGCAATCACCGGCCCCATCGCCTCCCGCGTGCTCACAAACCGGTAGGGCCGGTCAGCACCGGAAGGCTGGAACATGAACCCGCCAGTTTCGTATTCCCACCGCTTTTCCGCGAGCTCGGCCGCCTTGGCCGCCTTGACATATGGCACGGGGTCATATGAAGCCGCGATCCGCAATGCCAGGTCGGCCTGCTCCTCATTCGCCGCCGTCCAAACGCCCGCAACGTTGACCAACAGAACGCCAGCCTCCTCTACCGCCTCGTTGAGGCCGGGGGGAGGATGGTCCGGATATCCTGTGATCGGAACGGACATCACTGCCTCTTAGAATAGGACTACGAGAGGATCAGACCCGGAACTGACTCTCCCGGTCGGAGCAGTCGCGGGATCGTTAAGAACATTTTGTGAGCCGACAGTTAAGAAACTGGCTGGGAAAGCATTCGCGAAAAGCACCCCTGATGGCGCGCCAACCGATGGACCACAGCCCCGCACTGCCGGAGTCCCGGTATCGCTGTTGGCGATCCACAAGAGGGCCACATAATACCACCCAGGAACCAAAAAAACCGGCGTCGCCACTGCCGCGCTTTGATAGGTAACATTCGCGGTCGTGAGCCGTCCCAGATTACCGAAGTTGATCAATTGCTTGCCAGGCGCCCCATTCGAGCCGACCTCATACAGCGCACAATTGAGCGTGCTCGCTGCCCCGCCGCCCGCCGTAGCCGCGCTAGTACAACGGACAGCCGCCCTAGAGTATCTCCTTGCTGTTGTGACATACCAGGGGGTGTACAAGACCGTTCCTGACGCCTGTAAAGAGATGGTACCACTTGTGATTGAAAAAAAACCAGGCCCCACCCCAAGCCCGTCGGAAACACTGGTGACTTGACCGTAAACGAACGACCCGCCTCCCAATACGGTAGAAACAATCGGGGTCACGACAATATCGATATTAGCCGCCGTCGTGCCGAAACTCAGCGCGCTCGGCGCCGTGCTGCTGCCAGGATTCGGAAGATAGGTCGTCCCGTCCCAAGTAGTCTTGACCTCCGTCCGCGTCAGCACCTCCGTGGCCGTATTGTAAGTGCCGATGCCGGTCTCGGCCTTGGACAATTGCGACTTTGAGGAATCCGTAAACTCGGCAATCGAATACTCGATTATCCTGGTGCCAGTGAACGCCTTGCTGACAATCGGATAGCCAGTCTGGGCCGTGCAGGTAAGCGCACCCGTCCCGCCCGTGCTGCTCGTCATCCGAATGAAGTCAGCGCGCACGTCTCAGACCTCGTTGATCCTCATTTCACAGTCTTGCAAGGTGAGCGTCTGCCCAGACGAAATGGTTCGGTCGGAGACGAGATTGAAGTAGTGCAACACCTCGCGCGAGCCAATCGTGGCATTGTCGTCCGTCAGCACCGCCCAGCGCGCCCCGCTACCGGATGCCGGAATCGGTCCGCCTGAGGCAGTCCACACGAGGTCCTTGATCTGAATGAGACCGCGATCGTTCGTGTCATCCTCCGTCAGAACGTCGAAATCCGTGGCGTTCCGGTTCAGCATGATGCCGCCGCTCGTGTAGCCGTTGCCTGCCGCGATCTCGGTCAACTCGGACAACGTGTTTGTGTCAGCCGTCGGGGCCGTGGCGCTTGTCACAAGCGCGACGTAAAAGTTGGTCGGGATGGTCGCGCCCCGGTAGGCCCAACCCAACATCCGCATCTTGCCCCGGTTCGTCCAGCCAGCCATCTATTTTTGCTCCATATCGCCAAGCCCATTGGGCGCATCCGTAACCAATTCCACTCCTACAGCCCGCCCATCCGGCCCTCGAATGATCCGGCGCGGCGAAGAGAGGGTCCGGATCAATTCCTTCACCACCGCCTCGTGGCCGTCTTTTGCCGTCGCCGCCGTTTGCGCGGTCTCCATGATCGCCGCCTCGATCTCCTCCAGCCGCGCCGCCATCTCCGCCGCTTCCCGCTCAGGCCGCGCCGCTTCAATCTCCACGGCCTGCTGCGCCCGCTCCTTCAACGCCACCTCGCGCTCGGCCTTCTGCCGCTCGGCCTCCGCCATGCGAAGCCGCAACTCCAAATCGGCCATGGCGAATTCGTGCTTCCGCGCCGCCTCAGCTTCCTGAAGCTCCAATTTCCGCATTTCCAGCGCATTGTCCAATTGCGCTTGGTACGCTTCGGCCTCACTGCGCTGCTGCGCTTCCGCCGCGCGCATCTGGACTTCCTGCATCTTCGCCTGCATCTCCACTTCCTGCGGCGAAGGCGGCTTCGGCTGCCCTGCGGCCCGGCGCTGCGCGTCCTCTAGCTCGGCCAAGGCGTTTTCAATCGACGTCTCCATGTCCCGGCCGCTTCGAAATGCCCGGACGCCAAACAGGAGCATCTTCCCGAGTAGCGGCGCGAGCTCCGGAACCTGCTGGCCAGCTGGGACGGCCTGTCGCAGGTAGGCACTGACGGCCTGCAAAAACTCCAACCTCGCGGCCTTGTCCGCCTGCTCGTCAACCGCAATCGTGCTTTCGTCCTCGATATCGATCCGGAACCCGCGCAACTTGTCATCCCGCAGCAATTGCAATGCCGCGAAAACCTTCTGCTGGCCATCCGGCCCCGGATCGTCAGACAGGGCATAATCCGACATGAGCAAAAGCGTTTGCGGGGAAAACTGCTCGCACATTATCTCGGCCATGATACGAAGGATATCGCGAACGAACCTCGCTACCTCCTGCTGCTTGTCCGACAGCCGCATCGTCGCGTAGCGGCCCTTGATCTGTTGCGCCGTCGCGGTCTCACTCGGTTGCGTGCTGCCGCGCACGATATCCGCGATGCCCGTCACCTCATAAAGGTCGTTCTTGATGACCGACCTTATATCAACGAGACTCTTCAAAACCCCCGCTATCTTTTCCGTCGGCATCAGGGCGATCGCCCGCTCAAGGCCGCCCTTGTCCATGAAGGAGGCCCAGTTCGTGACCGGCAGAAGCTCGTTCTCAACTCCCTCGTTGAACAACCTCACAATGTCCCGCTCGTCGCCGGGATAGAGGCCGGCCACTTTCACCGCCCGCGTGACCATCCCAATCCGGCACGTCAGTTCATCCAACTGCTCGGCCTGGTCCTGATACTCGGCGTAATCGGGAACCGGAACCATCGTCCCGTTGGTCGTCGTCGCCAGCAACGGCCGTGGGCACGGGAAGAACCCTTCCAAGTTCAACGGATCGTCCTGCTCATCGAGCGGCGCGTCGCCATACCCCGGGCAAATCCAATAGACGCGCCGATCGTCCTTGTTCCAAATCTCCCACACCGTCGTCCGCAGGAACGCCTGGTGTTCCGCCGACACATCCTGCTCGTTCAGGTGATCCGGCCGCCAGTCCAAAGGGATCGCCTCAATCTGGGCCGCCGAAAGACGCGGGAACCGCTCGCGCAGCTGGTCGCGTGTCATATATTCCCGCCGCGCAACCCACCGAACCTCTTTCCAGGTCCGCGCCGGCGACATCTGGAAGTCGGCCCAGAACACATAGTCGCACCGAACCTCCTCATAATCCGGCGCAGGCCGATCGGAATCCGGCTCGATGGACTTGCGGTAATACGAAAGCCAGACCTGGCCGCGCCCGCCGATGAGAAAGTCCTCGACCGCTTGCCGCACAGTCTGGTGCAGGTCCGAGCATTCGATCATGTAGTCGAGCCCGCGCTCGACAATCTGCGATGCGGCCCGTCCGATAGGATCGCGGTCCCGAAAACGCCGCACGACAACGGGCTTCGGAGGCCGCGCATAAATGGCCGGCAGCAGCGTCTGCACGTTGCTCCAAAGCACATTGAACCGATACAGGCCAGACCGCCAGGACCGCGCGTCCTGCATCTGCATGCGGTCGTCGCGATACCGCTTCTCGATCGCCCGAAACCGCGTCTCCCAGGAGCGCGTTTCCTTCGCCGCCAGTTCCAGTTCCGTGATCCAGCGGCGCGCGACGGCCGATCGGCCGCGACCATAGTCGCTGACAGAAACTACCGGAGCAGAACTCAACGCCACGTCAGGCCACCTGCGTGCCGCGCTGGAAATACAACGTGGCCGTGCCGCTGTCCGTCACGCCCGCGACATGCGTGAAATCGTCGCGGACCGTGTATTCCACCGTCGCACTCGGCGGGACCAACAGAGACGCCGTATAAGCCGGCGAGCCGGCCGGCTTGGCAGCAGTCACCGTGGCGTCGGTGCCAACCGCAACCCAACACACCACCGCACCGGTGTTGACGATCCGCAACGTCGATCCCAGCCCGCCGAGCGCGATGTTCGCCGACGTCGCCGTGCAAGCCAGCGACGTGGCGCGCGAGCCACTCATCGGTAGATTGCTCATACCCTATACCTCATCCTTTGGTCCGCCTCGTGCAGCTTCCATAGGTCCTCGAGCGTGACCTCATTGTGCGATCCGACCCCGATCGTCCGCCCTCGCTTATTGACCTTCCGGTCCACGACATACGGACGGGCCATGCACGCATACCGCAAAGCGTCCGGTGCATGGTCCTCGGAGTCCGTCTCCACGTCCTCGGGCCGATCCGGATCGTGCTGAAGCGCGGGAAGCGTCCGGATCAGGTTCCTGCACGTCGAGAAGATATAGAGCCCGGGCCGCTCGCCATCACCCACCAGCCGCGCCCGCACCTGGTCCCAGCCGCCCATCGCGCCCGCCCGCGCAACCCGCGCGTTGTCCGCCCGCCGAAACGTCACGCCCATGGACGCCATCCGCTCGGCGATCGACGGGCCGCCGTCCGATGCGAAGGCCGCCGGGTCCAGAACGCCGATCCGAACGTCCTCGTGACGCTCCGCCGCCGCAATCCGCGCCGCCACGTCCTCCGCCGGCAGCCGCAGCCCGACGTTCGGTTGCCCCGCCGACCCATATAGCTCGCGGTAGACGACCAAAGCGCCGCGCGGGAATTGAGGCAACTCGCCATCGCTGACCGCGACCCACAGCACCGCGAACGGCCGCGCGCTGCCCCAATCCGCCGCGCGGAACCGATGCCAGTGCGCTGGCAGTTCCTGAGGCTCGACGACGTGTTTGTCCCGGCTGAACTCGGGGAAGAACGCGCCCGCGATGACATCCCAATCGCCATCCAGCCAAGCCCGGACGAGCTCCGGCGAGCCAGTCTGGCGCAGCTGTGCGATATATGCCTCACGGTCCAATGCGATGTTGTCTGTGACGCGGGACGGGATGAATACCCGCTCTAGCCCAGTCTCGTGGTCGCGGATGACCTGTAGCGGCGGCGCTGGGTCGATATACCTCGCTTTAAGCCATTGGTGCCCAGGGCCGCCGGGGTTGCCTGTGAGACGCATCCGGCACGGGACGCCGGCGCCGCTCCGGAGGGTCGCGTGGAGTTTTTGGATCGGCGCCGGATCGGGGAAATTGCCGGCCTCCTCGACATAAACCCGGGTGTAGCTGTGCCCTTGATATCCCTCAGCGTCCTGGTCATGCTCCAGATACCGGAACGCCAACCGGGCGCCGCCCGGCATGACGCAGTTGTCCGGCTTCGTCGTGAAGCGGGCGCCGATCGGGATGAATAGCTGGCGAGCACGCTCGACGGCCTCAGTTAGCTGCACGCTCGTCCGCCGGACCATCAGCCCCACCGCGTGCGCGCCATACCGCGCGGCGTGCTGCGCCCATTCGCCGAGGAGCCCGTCCGTCTTCCCGCCGCCGCGCGCGCCGCCGAAGAAGACCTCATACACTGGACACGACAACAATAGCCGCTGTGGCGCACTGTTGGGCCGCCAGATCAGTCGCCGTGGCCGGTCGGATTCATGTGCTCGATCGCCTTCTTCGACCATTCTTCGACACTACCGGCCTCCGCTTCGCCAACGATGAACCAGGCCGGGCCGGTCTGTGGCGTGACAATCTTCTGAACCGCCTTGCCGTCTTCGCGGTCATAAAACTTGTCGGCCGCGATCGTCCGCGCCGTGCCCGGCTCATCGGGGTCATGCATGACGCGCCACCACACTTCTTTGCAAGCTTCCAGCCGCTCGGCCCGCGTCATCGACCGGAAGCTCTTCCGGCCGGCGGGGTTATTGGTGCTGGTGAACGGCGGATGGTTTTGGATGGACTTCGGCAGCTGGCTGGCCCCCTTCGCCGGCCCGCCCCATCCACGCCCGTTGGGTTTCTTCTTCTTGGTCTCGTCCTGCGCCATGCTCGCCTCCGATGCCGCGCCAGAATCGATGCATTCCAGCCACATAAAGGCGTGACGTGTCAATAGGTTGTGGAGCCAGGACACGCCAGCGGCCATGCTGTTCTGGCTGCGTGCTCGCGCGCGCGCGTCCGACGCGCGTGGCCGCGACGCCCCGCCCCCGATCACGATTCCGTGAGGTTTGCAGATTTTCGATTTTTCGGCCTCTGCGACGCTTGACAACGGTTCGAAATCGCTTCAGAAGCGAAGCGTGGTGCTTTTAACTGCTACGCTACGCTTCGTTGGCGCGTAGCGCCTTACGAAGCGTAGCGTAGCAGTTAACACGCTTCCTTCGCGACTTTTTTGGTGCTACGCTTTTGCTACGCTTCGGCGCCTGTTTTCTCGAAGCGTAGCAAACCCGGTAATATCAATGGGTTATCGCCTGCTGCCTTGCGGCCTCTGGGCGCTACAGAAAAATATCGTGCTTCCCTGCAATTTTTCTGTTGACATTGTTGGCGCTGGCGTTTACGTTGTCTGCATCGGCAACCAAGGGAGAGAACCGATGGCCAAGACCTCCGCCTCCACCATCGACACCGCCGTCCGCGTTCAGTCAATCACTGGCCAGCGCGGCAGCGACGAGAATGAAGACCGCGCGTGCCGTGCTGCCTCGGCCGTCCTGCGCCGCCGGCGGGTTGACGCCACCGCCGCCTACGAGGCCTTCATCGCCGCGCTGGACGAGGGGCTGGACAGTGACGGCGAGGACTTCCCGCGCCTCGCCCGCGTCTGGCTCGAGGCGGAAAGCGCGGCCTGCATCGCGTACACGAAGGGCTGGCGTGACCCCGACGGCGCGTCCGTCGAGATCGCGCCCTACTGGTACTGAACCGGCGAAGGGGCAAGCGCGACGCTTGCCCAGCCCCCCGACAACAAGGAGAGAAGCGATGACCGACGACCGCACCGCGCCGCGCCCGCACGATCCTTGGACCTACTGGCAGGACGACGATTCACTGCCTTCCGGCGGCCGCATCGTGCTGCCCGCCGGCGCGTCCGAAGCGACCATCGTGTATGCCCACACCACCGGCCCCCAATGTGTCTCCATCGTCGTGCTTCCTGGCGAGACCGACGAGCAGGCCGGCATCGCGTGGATCGCGGAAGTCAGCGCGGCGACCGGCTGCCCCCATCGCCTCATTTATGTCGGCCGGGATGACGAGGCCGCCGCCGATGCGCGTGCCCGCGCGCTGTTCGCCGGCGTGTAAGCAATCGCAGGGAGAGAACCGATGACCAAGACCAGTCCTATCAATATCAGAGTTCGCGTCGCCTCGGTTACTGGCCGGCTGGGCGACCACGTGGATGAGGCCCGTGCTTGCAGCGCGGCCGCGGCCGTCCTGCGAGACTGGCAGGCGGATGCGGGCAACGCCTATGAGGCTTACCTGGCCGCGATGGATGCCGGGCTGGATATATATGACAAGGGCTTCCCGCGCCTGGCCCGCGTGTGGCGGTGGGCATCGAACGCGGCCGACGCCGCATATGTCGAGCTCTGGAAGGATCGTGAGGGCGCCTACGTCGAGATCGTGCCCGATCCTCGCCCGCGCCCCGCGGCCGCCGACGCGGCAGACGTTCGGATCGCGTCGATCGCCGGGCGGGTGGGCGATGAATTTGATGAGGAACGAGCCATCCAGGCTGCGATGGAGGTTCTGCGTTTCCACAACATGGACGCGAACACGGCGTTCAAATTGTATCGCGATGCCTTCTATCGGCCCGTCCATGAGGATTTTCCGCCAGAGGCGCAGGTCTGGCTCGACGCCGAGGAGGCGGCCAACGACGCATACAACGAGCTTTGGCCCGATCTGGAATGGACGCACGTCGTTATCGAGCCGGTGAATTACGTCGATTGGGACGCTGAGGAGCAGTGAGGAGAGGGAGAGACCCCATGACCGACGCCACCATCGACACCAACGCCATGTCCCCCGACGAGCTCAAATCAATCCTGGACCTCCTTGGCCCCTTGGGATGGACGCAGGCCAGCCTAGCGCGCGAGATCGGCGTCTCGCGCGCGGCGGTGTGCCTGTGGGCCAACGGCCACCGCAAGATATCCAAGCCGGTGGCCATTCTGATCAGGCGGATAGCGCGAGAAATTGCCCAGGACGCTTCCGACTCCGGCCCTAAATAAGGGCCGGATTTCAGAAATCCATAAACGAAAACATACTTCTAGGCTGTTTCCTGCGGTTCGGTCGGCCGGAGCGTATCATTGACCCTTACGCCCCGGCTGAGCCGGCGCCACGTAGGGTGCTTGTATGCGTCCTCGAACAAGAGGCCGGTCTCGAACCATTTTTCAACGATGCCTTTTGCCTGCCCTTCGCCGATACCGAGCTCGATCATGACCGGCTGCCCGCACCATCGGCCTGAACCTCCCTTGGCTGATCGAGTGTAAAGGACGCCCGGCTCGGGGCCTGCTGCAATCAGATCCAATACACGGTTCAACTCGGCAGTCGTGAAGGTCGACATCGGCCTAGTCGGCGCCCAGGATACCAAGGCAGCTACGTTGTCGCCGTTGGGATATTCCGGCGTCGCGTTCCCGAGCGAGACCATCTCCATCACGAACCACCTGGCCACAGCGGCCGGCGGCGCCATATTCGACTTCTGGTCGTCGAGACGCACATAGCGCCTCCGGTCGGCCTCGGAAATCCCGAGGGCCTGGGCCTCTTCCTGCGTCATCGTGGATAAGGTCTGCGTGACGCGAGCGCCGTCGCGCAGCGCGCTGGCGCCTCTCCCGGCATCTGCATCGACCGTCGCGCCTTTGCGGGTGTGGTGGACGAGCTCGATCGCCGCGCCGGTTTCCTGCGCGATTTCCGACCACGCCGTCACCGCCGCGTCCATATGCGGATTAGAGTTTTCCTCAAGCCCGTGCGATTTCACGAATGGATCGACGACGATATACCCGATGTTGGCCAAGCGGGCGGCGTTGATGATCGCTTCTTTATCCGGGAATATGATCTCACCGTAGTCCGCCTGCTGGGCGACGACGAGGCGCCGGTCGCGGCCGGAATGCAGGAAAAGCCGGCCGTCCAACTCCTCGGCCTGGACGTTGTGACGAAGCATGACAGCGGCGACCCTGCGGTCTAGTTCGTCCATAGGGTCCTCAAGGTTCAGAACCCAGGAGTTCACGCGCCGATGGATTTTGTCGCCGAAAAGCGGGCGGCCGGAAGCCAGAGAAATGGCCACGCCGATCGCGAACATGGATTTCCCGGTCCCGCCTGGGGCGACGAGAAGGGAGACAAAGCGGCGAATGAGGCGCGTGCCGTAAAGCCACTCGCGCGGCGGTATTTCGGAAGGAAGTGGGAGTGCGGCGGGGCGGATGGCGAGCGGCAGCGCAACGACATTGCGCACCGGCTCATAATCCCATTGCTCTTCCATCGCCGCGCTCATCTCGCCCGGCGCCGCGACAGATGGCGCGCGCGGGCGGCTTCCTCGCGCAGGATGGCGAAAATCCTATCCCAGCCGATTTCGCCCTGCGCGGCGCGGCCGGCAGCTTCCTCGACTTCATGCTTGGGCGCGCGCGCCTCGATGAGGGGGCGAACGGCATAGCGAATCCGCCACTCGCATCGCTCGACGGCCGATCGCGCCAGCGCGCGTTCGCGCTCTATTGCCGCCACGGCATCGGCCAGTGCGTGCGCGAGGCGGGTCTCGGTGGCGCGCGCAGGTGCGGCGGCAGCGAGCCATTCCCGTGCCTCCGCCACCCTAAGCAGCCCGTCGGCGATTAGCCGCGCGAAGGTCGGGACAGCACGGAACGGGGCGGGCGGGTCGGTGGGGTGGGCATACCATTCGACCGCCCATTCAGCATCCGGCGGGGGATATTGTTCCATGACATCATGCCAGACATCCGCCGAACTGGCCATGTCATTCCTTCCTGCTCTCGGCTGGCCTGTAGGCGATCGCGTAGTGCTCGGGACAATAGACCCGCCCAGGGTATGTCGGCTTGTCGCAATATCTGAAGTTAGCTGAGCGCGGCTCGCCGATCGGCCAGCAGCAGGGCATCGCGGGGGCAAATGGCCGCGGCGTCAGCACCGCGCGCGGCTGCGGGGCGGGCGCGGCGGGCCGCGCGGGCGGCCTCGCGGAGATGGAGGAGAGCGGCGGGAGGGTCGGCCCGGTCACACGACGCGGCGCCGGGCGGCGGGGAGCCCCGCCCGAGCCGTCGCGGCGGATCGGCGACGGCCTGGCCGGTAGGCCCAGCCGGTGCACCTTGCCCACCACGGCATTCTTGGATACGCCCAGCCGGCGGCCGATTTCCGAGGCGGAATGCCCTTCCGCCCACAGCATCCGCAAGCGCGCGATCGCCTCTTCCGTCCAAACCTGATAAATCATGGCATATATTTCCTATAGACCGCAGATACGGCACGGATTCGGCTTGCAGGCGGCTTGGCGCGGAAGGGCGCCTTGGCTTTCGCCGGCGAGCGCGGCACCTCAAGACGCGCATCGAGATGTTGCGCTTGCAGCCGCCAGTTTGGCGCGAGCGGCACCTGCCATGCCTCGAGGAGCTCGCCATATCTTTCGACCGAGTTCGCCCACCCGGCCTTCGCGCCGGCGGCCTGGATTTCGCGGATGCGGTCCCACTGCCGCTCGGTCGGCTTCTTCGTCCCCGACTTCAGTTCGACGCGAAAAACTCGCCCGGCGACGATCAACGCGGTATCCGGCGTGCCGGCCTTCACATGCCTTGTGGCCTCCCATAGGTGGCGGCGGCCGTCGGGATCGTTCATGCCGCGGTCATAGCATTCGAAGTAGTGCGCGGCCGTGACTGCTGATCGGACGAATTTCCCGACGGCGATCTGGAGCCGGCGTTCTGGGTGGTCGATCATGGCTCACGGCCAAGCCGTGGGGACACATAGCCGCGGCCGATCGTGAAGACGGAACGCGGATATGTGCCGCGAGGGCGAATAGGAAATTGTGTTCCCTGTTCGCGCAGGATTTTCACTTTCTTCGCGATCGCCGAGACGGAGCGCATCAGGGCCAGCGCGATCTCTCCGTTCGATCGCCTCTCACCGATCATGCGGATCAACGTCTGGATATCGTCTTTGGTCCATGGCCTCCCGTTTGCATCAAAAGGTCCCGCCAGGCCGGGGTTCGTTGATGCCGGCCCGGCGGGCAGTTTGGGGGAGGAAACGATGGTCGCCGGCTCGCCCCCCGCCGGCCGGGGATCGGCTTTCGCCGATGGGGTGGGCGACGACGCCGGGAGAAAAGCGCCGTCGCCCCGCGCGCGAGCCTCTGGGGAAGGACTACTGCTCCAGCGCGCGAACTGGTGGATCAGTTCTCTTAGCAGAGAACGAGTTTCTGGGCCAAGTTCTATCGTCAGCGAAGAAGAAACCACATCGCCAGGCCGATGGCGCACAGGATCGACCATATGAACACCCCCCTCCCTTCGCCTGGGTCATTGGCCGGGCGCATTGTCGCTCGGCCCATCCGATTGCGTCGCGTCGTAAAGACGCTGGTACACGGCCAACGATGGCGCCGTCTTTCCCTTCCGCCAACGCCAGAACGTGGTCGGGTTTATGCCGGCGCGCTCGCAGACTTCACGTATCCTCATCCCCGCCTTTTTGGCGCGGGCCGTGATTTCGTCAGGTGTCAGCAACTCGGTCATGCGACGACGCTATTGCACGGATGCATGCGCGTCAAGACAGTTTTTCGTGCTTCCGTGCATTATCCCGCTTGACGGCGGGTTGCATACGTGCAATGGTGCGGCCGCAACAAGGTGAACGGAGCATGTCTATTTATCCTGGTATCGAGGGGACCTATTCGCCCGAGGCATGGCGGCGGGCGGCGCTAATGACGGACGGAAGGATCACGGACGACCTTCTCCGCCTCGCCGAGGACCTGGTGCAGCACGAGCGCGAGCAGCAGGAGGCAGCGGCTCGAAAGGAGGAGCAGAAATGACGCTCGCGCGCGGAGAGGACGTGGACGACGAACAGGACACATTGGCCTGGTGTTTTACAGACGAGACGAATAGCGGGCCGCCTCTCGGGCCGCCGCCATGGGACATACGTAGGTCTAGAGAGGACGCTAAATTATATTATTCAGGGTTCCATGCTTACGACGACCTCATCAGCGCACTGGAACAGGCGGATGGGCATATTCTTCATTACGCCAGGATGGATGGAAGAATAATCCGAAGCGGTGACGAACTGGTCGCTTCGGACCGTACCGTCCTTTGGTCAATAAACGCTAAAGAAATCCTCCGCACTTGTGCACGTAATTGGGCTGTGGCCGTAATCCATCTTTGGGACGCGCCGCCGATAGTGCGGGAGTTCTTAGAGGCCGGCCGGGAGGAATTGCGCGCTACAGCCGAGGCCTTTGCTCGGGCCGGACATGATAACGCTATTCGCGCCGTCCGTTCTATTGCTCCTTCGGATCGTGTCGCTAGCAGCGCCGCTCAGGCGGTCGCTTGGGCGGCTGCGGCAGCAACATATGCGGCGCGTACAGATGGCGGCGCGCTTTCTCCTTACGACGACGGCGACGGCGAAACCGATGATGCTGTATCCTGTGCGCTCGGCGCCGCGAACTTCGCCCGCCACGCAATTTCCGACGCTGTTTACGCCGCGCCTAAATCGGCCGCTTCGGTTTTAGCCGCTCTTGCGGATCGCGCCAGGAGGAATGCTGCTCGCAGCCATGCTCGGCCAAGGGGTGACGACGACAGATACTTTGCTAGTTGTGCTTCTACCACTGCAACCCGCGCAAGACAAAACGAATACATCGCAAAGTTGGTAATGGAAACGCATAGGGAGGAGCAGAAATGACCCTCGCGTGGCATTTCACTGACGACACGTTGCGCTATGGCGACCCTATTCCGCCGCCGGGCTACGTGCTCCAGCACACCGGCTTGCTGAAACCTGGTTTCTCCGGCTTGCACGCATCCTTGGAACTAATGGGTGCGCTTTCATGCGCGTCTGGGCCGCTTTTGCACCGCGTAAAGCTGGGCGGAAATATCGTCCATGATCACGACAGGGTGGTCGCGGAGGAATGCACCATCGTCTGGTCCATCGACGCAACAGATATCCTCCGCGCATGCGCGCGGCATTGGGCGCGCGAGGTCGCGCATTTTTGGAATGCGCCGCCGAAAGCACTGGAATATCTGGAAACTGGCAATAATGAATTGCGCCGTGCTGCCGAGGCCGCTGCGCGCGCAGTGATCCGCGCTACGCGCAAAAGCAGGGCCGGCGCAATGCTCATTGCACGGACCGCCGCCTACGCCGCGCTGAACGCTGCTGTCACGCCGCGCCATACGGGGCATGAAGCACCTGAGATTGCTCGGGCAGCGGCGGCGAACGCGGTGATGACCATCGCAGAGAAGGCTGTTAGCGACCTGCTAGACACCGTTAGTCAATTTGACAAGAAGCGGCATGCAACATACTATGCCGCTTGGAACGCCACGCGCGAGCAGCAGGAGAAGCACATTGTCGCGGCGGTTACGCAGGCACACGAGAGGGCAAAAAATGTCTGATGATCTCAACACTGGCAGGCACTACCACGACGCCGGGCCGCTAACAAAGAATGTGCTGGCCATCCGCGAGCACGTGCGCCATCGCGCCGAGACCGGCGCGCCGGCGGATGCGGAATGGCTCGCGCATCTTGCCGACGCACTTTCCGCCTTGGCCGAGAAGGTCGAAGCGTTGGAGAATACGCAGGCCTCCGCTGCGGCGCGGCGGGCATGGAACGGACAAATCACTGTCATCAATGGGGGAATAAGATAATGTCGCGCATCTGGCTAACTTGTTATGTCGTGGTCACTTCTGCGCTTTGGTTCGCCGTGGGAGCATTCGTCGGCGTATCGTGGCGTGAGATGGCCGCGCATACGGTCGGCTCCGGCCTGCGCCTCGGCTCGATGTTGGGAGGTGGGCAATGATCACCGAGCCAGGATTTTACGATATCAGCGCGGCAGAGTATCATGCCGATCCATGCCACCCGATGTCGCTTTCAAGCACAGGCGCGCGCACGCTCATCCGCGACTGCCCGGCGCAATTCATGTGGGACAGAGATAACCCACCAGAGAAGCGCGAATTCGACATTGGCAATGCAGCGCATCTTCTCGTCCTGCAACCCGACAGGTATGAGGCCGCCATCTTTCGTGTGGACGCGGGCGACTATCGCACCAAAGACGCCCGCGCGCAGCGGGACGGGGCTCGTGAGAATGGTCGCATCCCCCTGACGCGCGCCGAGGCCGAGATGGTCGATGCGATGCGGAATGCGATCTTCACCCACCCGGTGGCCGGCAAGGCGTTCGCAAACGGCCATACGGAGCAGTCGATCTTCTGGCGCGACAGCGAATTCGGGATTTGGTGCAGGACGCGGCCCGACTTCCTCCCTGCGCATCGCCGATACCTCGTCGATTTGAAGACTGCCACCAGCGCAGACCCCGAGGACTTCACCCGCGCGGTGCTGACCTATGGCTACCACCAGCAGGCCGCTTGGTACATGGACGGCGTGGAAGCGGTCACTGGCACACGTCCAGAACGGTTCGCCTTCGTGGTCGTGTCGAAGAAACCTCCATACTTCGTCACGGTATGCTGGCTCGACGACGAGATGATCGGCTGGGGACAGGTTCTTAACCGCCGCGCGAAAGGGCTTTTCGCCTGGTGCCTCCACTATCGGACGTGGCCGGCCTACAGGCCGGAAATCACTGGCCCGCCTGCTGCTTTCACGATCAGTATGCCGGACTGGGCGCGGAGGCGCCTTGAAGAGCAAGACGAGGCCGGGGCATTCGAGCCGCCCCTGATTGAAAAGGAGGAAAGGGTATGAACCAGCTGGTCAAGGCCGAAGGGGAGAAGTTCAAAAATCTTCTCAGCCAGCAGCGCAGGAACATCATGGCGGCGCTGCCAAGCCACATTTCGGTCGAGAAGTTCGAGCGCGTGTGCCTCCTGGCGGTGCAGCGTAACCCGGACTTGCTGGCTCCGGGTGTCAACAAGCAAAGCCTGTTCCTTGCTTGCCAACGCGCAGCGGCGGACGGGCTCTTGCCAGATGGTCGGGAAGGCGCCCTCGTCCTGTTCGGCAACACTGTCCAATGGATGCCGATGGTCGCGGGACTGATGAAACTGGCGCGGAACAGCGGAGAAATCGCGAGCATCAGCGCGCATGTGGCCTACAAAGGAGAGAAGTTCGCCGTCATACTCGGCGACGAAGAGAGGATCGAACACGAACGCGACTTGGAGCTTTCCGACGGCGCGGAGGTGCTGGCGGTGTATGCTGTGGCGAAGCTCAAGAATGGCGAGACTGTGCGCGAGGTGATGACGAAGGCGCAGGTGGAGAAGGTGCGCAATGTCAGCCGCGCGAAGAACAAAGGTCCGTGGGTGGATTGGTGGGACGAGATGGCGAAAAAGACCGTCATCCGCCGCCTTTCGAAACGTCTCCCCCTCTCGAGCGACCGCGATGCCGATGCGCGCCTGCAAGCCGCCGCCGAGCGCGAGGATGCCGATGTGGACTTTTCCGGCCTAACTTTAGAGGCGACGGAGCAGCCCAAGGACGAGTTCGAGGCAGCATCCAGCGGCATGACGGTGGAAGCCGAAGTGATAGCCATCCAATCGGCCATGAAGGATTGATCTCGGCACGATGACGACTGTCCCAAGGCCACGCTTCGAGGCAATGCAAGCGGATCGGATCAGCCCTGGCGACTATGTGTCGCTAGGCCCTGACATATTCGTCGTCCATTCGATCGGACTGTTGCCGGCGGGGCCTGGCCGGCCGCGAAGGCTTTTGCAATTCGTGCTGCGCCGGATTGTCGATGGGCGCCTGTCGTCGTGGGGATGGACATATGACTTCGCGCCCGACTTCGTTCTCAACGTCAGACAGGATACTGCGCCATGACATACAGGCCCGACGTTTCACATGAGCTCAGGACGATGGCCGACCAGTTGGAAGCCGAAATCATGACCCGACCGCTTCCGTCCGACTTGCGTGCCTCCTTGGACGGCCTATGCCAGCGCCTGCGAGAGATCGCAATTCTCGCCAAGCCCCGGCCCGACGTCCAGCCAGATGTTTCCCGCGACGTGATCACGATTTATCCGCGATCCAGGCACACCGTGGACATCAACTGAGGCGCGGCTGAACGGCACGAACCCATGACCCGCATCACTTTCCCGACCGACACCTTGGCGGCGCACAACGAGGGCATCTTGGATTACCTGCGCGGCGCGACTACTGAGGAGCCTGAGGCCGCCCCGCCAGGGACGATCCAGCGGGCCTATCGTGCCGGCTGGCTGAGCGCGCGGAATGCCATGCAGATCACGTCACCAAGCGAGGCGCGCGGGTGACGTGGTGAGCGCCATGGTGGCGCACCCCGGCGGGGCGGACATGCTCCCCACTCGCCCCGCCGGGTTTGTTTTTACTGCTTGACATAAGTCGAATGGCTTATGTATATACGCGCCGCTGGGAGCGGCCTGCCTGTCGTTGATATTACTCAAGGAACTGGGGGTGGCATACCCCCAGCTTCCGCTTGCGCGTCACGCCAGGTTTGTCATGACCGCTTGACATAAGTCGAATGGCTTATGTATATGCAGCGCGTGCCCTAGTTTTGCGTGCTAGGGCACAGAGGTTGCGTGGCGTGAACCTTTTGTGCTAAGTGTACCACCCGCCGTTGCAGCGGCGCGTATGTCGTTAAATTAACGAAGAAAACCGGGGGCATCACCCCCGGTTTTCTTTTGCGCGTCACGTCAGGCCGAGCAGGGACTGGCCGATGCGGTAGGCCTGGGTGAATTGCTCCAGCCCGTGCGAGCCGCCGTTGACGGCGCGGCGGGCAGCGAGCAGATTGTTTTCCAGCAGCGCATCGCGGATGATGCGTTCCTTCGCCTTGATGAAGGCGGCGAGCAGGGCGGCGGCGATGTCCGGCTCGTTGGCCAATTCTGGCTTGCTGGCCAGGTCGGGCACGCCGACAAGCGGGCCGAACCGCTCATAATTCGACCGCCCGGTGAGTTGGATGAAGCCGCGCCCCTTGAACATCTCTCCGTCCGGCTCGCCGCGATTGCCGAGATCGGCGCGGTCGTCATAGAGGTCGAACGGGTGGCCATGCGGGCTGGTGTTGTAGCGGCTGATCCCCTCGTCGATGGGCGCGAAGCCAGCGGTCTCCGCGCGGATGGTGGCGAGGGCGCATAGCACCATCCGCGCGTCCGTAAGGCCGGCGGCCTTGAGCGCCGCTAGCACGCAGGGCAGGTAGGCCTTGATATTGCCGAGCGGCGCGCCAGGGAACATGCGCGCGACCATCTCCACGCTGATCTCCGGCATCTTGCCGTCTCCGGCGGGCGGTTCCTCATTTTGCATCGAGCCAGTGCCCTAAGTCATATGGAGCCAGCATTCGGGACAAGTCTTCGGTCATCCCTACACCAGCAGCTGACTCCGCCTGCGCGTCCGGTCGCTCACGATAAAGCGACCAATGAACCTCGTTATCAGCTACAAACCACATATTCAATTGGTCCAACCGGCTGCCCCAGTTCGCCAGCAAATAGCCATCATAAGTCATGCCGAGCGACGGCCACTTCTTTGGCTTCAGCCGCAACATGACGCGCAGAAAGTTTTCCAGAGAGGCGGGGCGCAGCGGTTGGTCTCCCTCTTCCCACTCCTCCGCCTGATGCAGTCGGCCAATCTGCGCGATCAGGGCTTGGCGATGTTTATCGCCCAGCGACGAGGCTATGTCGTAGATGCGCTCCTTGGCGCGATCTACTGCGTGAGTGAGAACGTCTGATAAAGAGGCGTCAAAACTGCGGCCCATATGGCCGCCCAGCGATTTCGCAGTCGGCGTTGAGCCACTGGCCGGGCCGCATGTGCCGCCCGCCGACGAATGCCGGCAGAACCCAACCGGAGAAGTCACCATGCGCCGCCTGCTGGATCGTGGCGCCTGTGCAAGCCAGCATCTTCTTTTGTGTCTCAAAACCGCTGCACGCGGCAAGAGCCAGAACGGACACGCCGAGGATGATTGCCTTCATGTCAGTTTCCCATCTGCAAGACCATGGCCAAAATCCAAGCAGCCAAGACCGCTATGACTACCCCAAAGGCAGCCATGTCGCTCATCCGCCAAGAACGAGGCGGAAGAACAGCAGTGTGCATAAGAAGCCGACTACGACGCCGCATAGCAGCCCTACGCCGAGTTCCAGCCAAAAGCTCATCCTCCTGATCCTTCCAATTCTTTCAGCGCCGCCGCGACGTGCGCTTCGATTTTATCACTGGCGGACTTCAGGTGCTTGTCCACGAAAGCGTTGAACTCATCCGCTGTCATGTCCGCGCCGTCCGGCTTGCCCCGAATGATACGGATCAGGTCGCCCACCGCCGTGCCGATATCCATGCCCGCGCGGATCAGGTTCGGGCCATTCGAGATCAGAAACGTAAGGATGGCGGAAAAGCTCATCACCTGGCCTCCCTCGCTGCGTTCACTTCTGCCGTAATGGCGGCCACTGCCGCTTGGGCCGCCTCGACGGCGGGCACGCTGACAGCGGGTGTGCGCTCGGGCAACGTGTTCACCACCGCCTGGGCGCCGGCAATCGTCGCCGCCACGAGGTTCAGCTTCTGGCCCAACTCGGCCACCACCCTCGGCTCACTGCAAAGAGGCTTCGCCGGCGCCCCCGGGCGCGTGCAGGGGGTCAGGCGCGCATAGGCGTCGAATGCTGTCGCGGCCACGTTCAGTAGCACAGCCGACGACGCCACGGCCTGACGGGCGGTCTGGGTGACTTGCCCGGCGCAGGCCGAGACCAGCAGCGCGCCGGCAAGAAAAAGGGCGCGGGTCATGGCTTTTCCCCCGGCGGTGTCGTGGTGATCCGCCGCATCCCGATCATCGTGGCTGCAACCGCAACTACAGCGTCGGCAAGTAGCTCTTTATCCACGGCGAGTCCAAACTTCGCTATTGCCCACGCAATGATCCACGCAACCGCAACAGCAT